TTCCAGAAATTGATTGGATTCAAGCAGGCAACCAAGCAGAAGTTCATTGTAGACTATGATGATATGGTCTGGACTTCACCGATTGACGGCACTGGACTTCCAGACTTCAATCCTTGCCGTGAGAAGAACAATGCAGAACAGAATCTTATAGACATGAAGAAGTATCTCAATATCCTTGCCGATGTCGTTACTGTCTCTACGGAAAGAATCAAGGAGAATCTCAAGGGAATCGTTCCTGAAGAGAAGATCGTTGTCCTTCCTAACATGCTATCATATAAAGATTGGTTCTTCCCATTCTCTCAACCACCTAAAGAGAATATCTTCTACTTTGCAGGATCTCATTCTCACTTTGACAATGTCAATAAGAAGCAAGGTGACTTCTCTACTTCACTGATTCAGTATCTATCTGGTCAGATCGTAATGAATAAGGCACTCACGCCATACTTCCTTAAGCCAGTAAAGACATTCCCAGGTTGCTCAATGGCACTATACCCACCGCAGTTCTATCAAGAGACAAGGAATGTAAGATTCATTATCGCTCCACTTGCTGACAATGAGTTCAATCGTAACAAGTCTGACCTTAAGTATCTTGAGTCTGCTGCTGTAGGTCGAGTCTGTCTCGTTAATGACTTCCCAGGTTCTCCGTATGCTGGTGCTCATCCCTATCAGAAGATTCCATGTAACGCTACTCCACAGACAATCAAATTCATTGTGGACCGAGCAAATGAGCATTATAATGAAATTCTCAAGTATCAATGGGACTATCTCAATAAGCGATGGGCGAATAACTACTTACCTAAAGTAATAGAATTGCTTAACCGTTAAGACAAAGAAACCCCGAGGCTACTGCTTCGGGGTTAATTCTTACCTGTTCGTCAGATTACATTGACATCAAGTTAGCAGTTGCGTCCTTGATGCAGACGTAAGTAGCTGCCCTTGGTTCAACAGTCTGAGCCAATGCAACGATTGCCCAACGAGTCTTGTTGGTACCAGCTTCAACGTTCACAGCACGAGCAGTATGAACGATCACGCCTTCAACAGAGTCAGAGGTAAGGTCAGCGTTAGACCAATCCTGTTTCTTGAGTGCATCGAACTCGAATGCACCCTTAGCACGGATGATACCGCAGAAGTATGAACCTTCCTTAAGGCCGTTAACGAGCTTCTTGTTAGCAAGTCCAGCAGCAGTGACGTTAGTCTTGTCTGCGAAGATTGCTTCCTTAGTGCCCTGACCAGCGAAGTCAACAGGACGAACCTTAACTGCGCCATCAACAGAATCTTCAATAGCAATGAATGCCTTCAAAGAGCTAGTCTTGTTACCAACAAGGTTAGTAGCATAGACGCCTTCAATGAACAACGGAGTTCCCTTAGGAATTACTTCGCCAACAGAAGTCTGGATAACGTCAGCAGTTGCTCCCTGAGTATAAGAGGTAACTGTTGCAGTAGAAAGTGCGTTCTCAAGATCCTTAGAGATTTCGAGAGATGGAAGGAATTGCTGTTCGTGGTATTCAACAGTACCCATCTTGCCAAGCATACCTTTCTTGTAGAGCGGTTCTGCATCAACTGGTGCGAATCCCTTACCAGCAGCAGATACGATAGAATCAATCTGCGGGTCAATGAATCCATGACGTTCTTCGGAAGTGATAGAACGAAGGAATGCATCAGCCTTGGTCAACGGCAAGAAGCCTACACCAACGAATGCAGTGTTCTGACGGCCAAGATCGTTATCAATAACGTCCTGAACGAGACCTTCAACAAGAGCCTTACCATTAGGAATAGCAATTTCCTTGTCCCAGTTAACGTCTGTAACTGCTTCAACGTAGTCAGTGTCAATCATTACGTTGCCGTAGAAGCTTGACATCTTAACCTTACGTTCAACGAGGTTAGAAGACTGTCCGGTAATATCCTTACCCTTGACATACTTACCAGCGTCACGAACGACAAATTCCATGTCGTTAATATCATTGCGCTTGCCTACCAACTGATCTGCTAGACGAGAGTCAGAACAGATAGTGAGATAGCTACCAACTTCAGCTGCTCTAAGAGCAACAAGGTCGTTATATTTCTTTGTACCCCATACATTAGCCATGATTTATTTCTCCTTATCCATGCGGATGATTTCTTAGATAGTTGTTCCAGTACTGTCTATCTTTGACAGTAGGTTCAACGGTTGTTGTCTGATTTGTTATTTGCTTTCCAATGACTGGAAGCGCTTTCTTCGGTTCAACTGTAGACTGAGGAACTTCCACAGACTGCGGCTTAGTATGAACCTTATCAAGAATTTCGCCTGAGATCTTCTCAATGTTATGCTTGAGAGTATCAGGATCCTTGCTTCTGAACAGACGGCGTAATGTGTCCATGTTAGTCATGAGTTCCTTGAGAACGATCGGATATTCCTGAAGAGTATCGAGATAGTTCAGAACGACATCATTCTTATCATGTTCCTTCAATGCAGCAGCAAATGCAGAACCCTTAGACTCAATCAAATTACGATAGTCTTCAAGTTCTTTACCTTGGAAGCAATGCTCAGTAATGATTCTATCCTGTTCAACGGCTAACTGATTCTGTTCTGCAGCGTCTTGCTGCTTGATGCGATTCAGTTCGTCTGTCATGTCTCGCTTTGCGAATTCATTTCTGATATATGCTTCCGGATCGGCAGAACCATCTTCCTTCGTAAAGTGCTTTGCCTCTAGTCCATCACGCTTCTTGAGTTCTTCTTCCAACTCCTTAATGCGTGCTTCATACTTTGCTTTCTGTTCTTTACGCTTCTGCTTCTCGCGAATAAAGGCATAATCTCTCTTAGAGAGTTCATCCTTCTTATCATCAACCTTAACTTCCGGTTCCTTAGGCTCATCACTTCCTTTGGTATCTTCAGCAGGCTTACCGTCATTGTCTGGCTGCTTTACTTCAGCCGGTTCAGCTTTATCTTCAACTTGAGCGACGTTCTCAGGTGATTTAGAATCAGACGCAGGAGTATCATCAACTGATGGGGTAGATTCTACTTTCTGTTCGGGTTCACTGGCTTTATTGTTGCCTTCCAAATATTTCAAGGCTTCTTCTGTTGACATTGGCATAAAGGTTGTCATTCCTTAACCGAGGTATGAAATAATAGTACAGCCAGCCTCGTTCCAGCTGTACTATTCATAATTAGTTAATTTCTAACGCGGCAATGCACCAAGGCCAGAATTCTTTCCTGTTCCTTTAGTTCGCCATAAATTCATCAATGATCTACCCACAGAACCGTTACCTGACAAGTAATTGCCTTCAAGTATCTTCTGTACATCTTCAGGAGTTGCAGCACAGGCATATCCGTTCATAGTCAAGACCTGTGAGATAGGATCATACTGCAATCCTTGAACCCAAGACGAAGACGATTGAATTGGTCGTCTAGGTCTAGGATCATTCCAGTACTTTGGTGATTCTGCTTCACGGATTTCAGCTGCTGCCTTCAATGCTGCTTCTGGCATACCCGCAAGTACAAGATCATAATAGTCAGGTAGATTCCTTGGATCCAACAGTTCGGTATGTTCCCTCTCGGTCTGTCTTTCACGAGCAAGAGGGTTACCTGACTTCAAGGCATTGTAACTGTAGTTAGGACCTGTTAGAATATTAAAGAGCATCTTATCCTCCTATCATTTCGTTAACAGCATCTTCAACACCAGCAACGTATGCTTCCTGTTCACGAATCTCAGTATTTGTCTCATTCTGAGCCTTAGCCATTTCAGATTCTGCAGCCTTGAGATTCATTTCCTGTTGCTTAGCCATTGCGTCAGTCTCGATCTTAACTCCGTTCTGTTCAAGCTTAGCAGTCTCAAGCATCATCTTATCCTGTTCCTGAATCTTGAACTTATTGAAGTCAAGGATTCTCTGTTCACGGTTATTAAGCATGCTCATCTGCAAAGTATTCAACTGCTGTCTCAATTCTGCTGCTTCAGCCTTGCTCTTCTCGAGTTCAGTCATTGTCTCATCCATTACTGCCTGCATCTGCTTCATAGTATGAATTGCAGCAGGGTCTTGGTCCTTAGATACGAACTGAACGTTAGGTGGAAGGTTAGCAACGATGTTGTCCGACAATTCTGTACCAAGTTCATTCTTGAGAGTATCTGCAAAGTACTTAGCGAGAATTGGCTTCATTTCATCAGGCATGATTGTTCCCATAGCAGAAAGTTCCTGACGAGCCTTCATTTCACGAGTAATTACAGACGGTCCATTCTCCAATGTGAACTTCAAATCAACGCCGTTGTTGAGCAATTCAATGAATATTCTACCAAGAGTACGGATTGCCTTATAAGCGTTATTATAGTAAGACGCTGTGTTAGATTCCTTGCTGGTCTCTTGACGTAGAATCTCTGTCGCAGTTCTTTCTCTCTGGTCAATGATTCCTGTCATCGGTACGCCTACAGTATCTTCAAGCAATGTTCTGCAAGTAGAGATAGTAGCCTGAAGGTCACCAGTCTGGAACTGTTCAACGAGAGGAACTGGCTGATGTTCACCTTTCCAAAACACAGCAGCAGTATCATCTTCATTGCATTGAGCAAGGTTCTTCGGCATTACTGCATCTACATTGATAAGGTAGTTAGCCTTAGCAGAACGACCGACACGTTCAATGAGTGAAGAATATGCAATGTTGGCACCAAGTTCCAAAGGCAAAGTCTGCTGAATGATTCCGTTATAATTCAATGTATCATTCTCGAAGATCTCGTTACCAGCCAATCTGATAATAGGTATGAACTTAATTGGCAATGTTGCTCTATCTACAATCTTATCACCAACGATCTTGTAGTAATCAACCGTACCACTAGCATTCTTTGTGAAGTACGAGATACATGCAACAGAATCTTCCGGCATATTCCACTGAGTGAACTGACCGAAGTTAATCATGCACTGAGCGTTAGGATATGTCATAGGCACAACATCATCACCATAGAGACGCTTTGCTTTCTTCAATGACATAACGTTGATTACTGCACCTTCTTCAGCGTCAGAAGCATCAACTGTAAGAACATTTGGATCCAATGCGATTGCGTCAATATGAGAAGCAGATTCTACACAGATCTTCGGTTCACCTGTGAATTCATCTTCTACCGTAGTAGTAACAAGGAATCCGTAACCTGTAAGTACTGCTTTACGGAATGCATCAACGATAGAAGTCTTTACATCTGTATCTGCTTCAATGGCATCAATTCCTTCTTGAACTTGCTCAAATGCTGGATCATCTTTATTCGTGAGTTCAACATGCCACGGTGAGTTAGAGATAGGCGAAGAGATTGCATTGACCATAGGATTCCAGTTGTTCAATGCAAGATTTACTCTCTTCTTTCTCTTATACGTCTTAATGTATTCCTTGTCCCAGAAGTCGCCAGAATATCGCTTCATGTCATTCACAGCACGCTGGATAGTAACGTTGTAGCGGGCGTCTGATTTCGTTAGGAACTCATTACATTGTTCTATGATTTCGTAATCTTCCATAAATCCTCTTTACCATTCATAAATAGGTTAGTCTTTGTCCAACTGTCTGATACCGAGTCTCAAGGCATAGGAATACTCAGAATCTGGTACAATCCCTAGCTGACCAAGGTTAAAGTTACGAATCTGCCATTCATCATTAGCTCCTGGCTGCTTACCAAGGTCTGCAATGACAAAGTTGTGCGTGTTATCAATCGTTGAGTACTTAGTGTCAGTAGACAAGTGAGCACGAACTACAGATGGAGTTACCAGATAATTGAGCTTAGTTCCTTGACCACTAGTATAGTATACTTGGTTAGGTTGGATCTTGATATTGTCTGTACCATCATTAGGATATTCAAGAACTGAGAACTCAAGATCTACTTCGGCATCATACTGACCAATTACGAACATTCTCATTGTAGTAAAGTACTTGCTGTAATCATCAACGTAGTTAGGATCTTCAGGATCGCCAGTTAGATTGGTCGCGTGCTGGAATGTGCCAACATACGCCTCACCTTGGATAGACGGAGACTGAGGAACACAGAGATTACCATTAGCAGTTGGGAAGTTTGTTCTTTCCACAGGTACATGGTTCAATGTCATCTTGCAGACAAATCCACCAGTATTTCCTGTAAAGGAGTATGTGTTCTGTCTATCGGAATTCATTGCGCCCTTTCTCTTGATTTCCCAAGCATTGATAGATTCTGCATTTGAACGGTTGTCCTTAATGACAAGTCCGTCTACCAATACATGGTCGGCAGTAGTATCCTGACCATCAATGATTAACTTAGCATTGAAGATATTGCTGTCAATGTAACCACCAATGAACTGGTCTACAGTAACAGACTCACCCATGTACGTTGCAGTCTGAGCAATACCAGCTTTAGGAATCAATGTATAGTTGCTGTTAATCTGGCATCCTTTCAAGAACGTATTCTGAGCTGTAATGAGAGTAGCGATAGTGCTGTCATAAGCTGAGAAGTTAGCAAGTCTGTATGAACCAGGACCAGTCAAAGTACAGTTACGAAGACTGATAGTTGGCAATACCTCAGGCACAGTCTCATCAAGGTCAATCGTTGAGTCTTCTGCAATGAGTGTTACTCCATCGGTCAACTTAACCTTAGCAACGCATGACTTCAAGTGAAGAACTGTTCCAGTAGGAGCAGCATAGTATCCTGTGCTGTCTTCCAATGTAATGGTCTGCACAGAAGGAATCTGCTCAAGTTCTACCAATGTAGTAAGTGCGTTCTTGAGATTGTCCACGAAGATTGAGTCATTGATGATCTTGTTCTCTTCACAGACGGCATAGGGCATTCCGACATTGATGTAGTTACGATAGTCAAAGAATGGATTACTATCGGTCGAGCAACGGATTACCTTATACAGATCCAACTTGCCTTTGAAGTCATCAATGTCATAACGGCAGTCATATATCATTCCGTCTGCATCAAATGAAGCATTGAACATCTGACCAGTAATGTCGCATTCAACTATCTCACAGCCAGAACCAATATGTTCATCGGAATGAATCTCACAGTTAGTGAATCTCTTATTCGTTACATCTACATTAACGAATACTTCTGCGTTCTCGAAGTTAATCTTTGGAGTAAAGGCGTCAATGATTACTTTCTCATATCCTGTGAAGCTAAGTGCATTCCAGCTTGTCTTTACGAACTTCGCTGTAATAGAAGTGCTTCTATTCACGAATCTTGGGTTGCCATTCCAATCACCAGTAATCATATTAGATCCTGAGTCATTGAATCTGGTCGAGTCAGTAACATCGATTACTGTTGCTTGAACGTTGATGTCATGATACTTGAACCAACGGAAATCTTCTGAACCATTAAAGAATGGTCGGATATCTTTCTCAAGGCAATACTCGAAGAGCTTGGTAATACCGTATGACTGGTCATCACAGTTAGACGAATCCTGTGGGAATACGCCGAAGTGTCTGCTGTCGCAATGTTCAGTAGGCTGAACCATGATCCAACGGCCAGTAATCAAGTCGTCATTCTTAATCACAGAACCACCGTTGTCATTAACCTGAGATTCTGCGTCCCAAATGTAATTGATTGGTTCCTTATCGCCAATCTCATTGTAACCAAGCAAAGTAATTACTTTCTCACCGTCTGTCTCACCGATAGTATCAACATCTGTGCTTCTCAATTCTGCAATAGTACCAATATTAGGAGCAGAATCTGTAACGATGTGCTGTTCTCCACTGAATACATTGTCGCATGAGAACTGAAGTGCCCAAAGTGATGGGTCATTGACATTAATTCCATTGGCTGGGAGATTCTCGAATGAACCTGGACCAATGTACTTATAGAAATAAGCAGTAACATCCGCTTTAATGAATACCTGTTGAGCAGTTCTACCATAGATGTCTGTAAGGATCGGATTGTTCAGTGCTGTTCCATCTCTACTGAAGATAGGAGCAGGCGTGTTACCGTCCTTTACATTGAACTGCACGGCACCATGTAGCGGGTTACCGTTATTGTCTTTATATCTGTTCCACAAATCGAATTGACGCATGTTACTTTCCTTCTAACCATTCTTTGTATGCTTCCCAAAGTGGGTCGCCTTCTTTCTCATTTGGCTTGAATCCCATAGACCAGTCACGAGCATAGTTCTGCTTGTACCAATCCTTTCTTGACTGCTTATTGTCCTCAACTGGATGTTCAGGAGTAGAAGTAATCTTCACAGCAGCAGGACCGACATTCTCACCAGCTCTGAGGATAGCAGCAATCTTATTCTGAGTTCCACTCAACTTAGGTGCGTATACTTTGTCAAGGAAGTGCTTAGAAGATTGAGATGGTAATTCATAGCCTTTCTCCTTAACGCTCAACCAAGCATTCTGTACATCAGGTGACAATTCTGTTCTCCACTTGCGCTGCACTGGAATGATGGCGTCACGGAATCCGCCTTTCTCAAGGTTGAGACTGTTGAGCAATTCAGACTTATACTCAGAATCTGGCAATGAACGAATGCTGTTGTAGATAGTATTGTCGTCATAGATCTTTGCGTTAAGCATGTCGTCCATAGCCTTGTGTGACTGATTGAGCAATTCATCATTCTTCATTACTCTGTTAGTCTCAACGATGTCACCAATATACTTAGCACCTCTACCAACGTTACCAGTAAATTTCTTTGCTCTGTTGAGTATCAAAGTAGGCATGTATTCCACGCCGGCATTGACCATCACATCGCCAAGTAATGATCTCAATACAGAACCTTCTGGCTTGTACTTCTCATTGGAATACTTATGATAGGCATCACGACCACCTCTAACTGCTGGACCAACGAACGATCCTGCACCAGGAAATGCGTCACCAACAGCACCAGTAAATCCAAGGATCTGGTCTCTCAATTCTGACTGACCTTCAGAAGAGTAAGGATTGAACTGTGAACCGCCAAGCACAGAAGTAGTCGGATCATCAATGTAACGCTGCTTAGAGTAATCAGAAGTCAACAGATTCTTAATGAATCCTAGATTCTTTACTTCATCAGCACGCTTTGCTCTCTGATAGTCATATTCTCTTTGCTTGAGTTCATCTTCCTTATAGTTATTTGTCTTTGCGAACCATTGCTTTACATCATCTGCAGAAATGTCAGGATTCTTATTCGTAAATGAGTACAGTCTTGCTTCTGACGGTTCCTTGCCTTCCATGTCCTTATAGAAATTCGCAAGGCGAGTATTACGGTCACCAATGAAATCTGCAATGTTCTTGTAATTGTCAGTGAAATCAGAATAGCCTTCCAATCTGCCAGCGTTATCTACTAGCCATTTCTCCTTATCAGATGCAGCAATGAACTGACCAAGAAGATCCTGGTCAATCACGCCTAACTGATTAGCAATTCTTGTTAGCTGTTCATCACTCATTTCTTCTCCTTACGAACAAGATAAGGTACTTTGTCTTTGAACTTAAGATCATACTTTGTAATGTCATACTTACCAGTATTCTTGTAGACGGTATTAGCCTCTTTAAGTTCCTTTGCTGCCTGCAACTTTCTAGCCTCAGCATCAGCGGCTTTCTGTTCCTTAGTCTTACCACGGTTAAGCATCTTCTGCTTGTACTGTTCTTGCGTAGCAGGATCGGCAATCTGACCAATCAATGCATTAGCCTTAGCAGCAGATTCATTTGTATGTTCGCCTTTAAGGATTTCTTCAATGTTGGCAGTCAATTCCTGATTGGTAAATGTTGGTTGCTGTTCTGGAATTACTTCAGCAGATTGAGCAGCAGGAACGTCAGCAGACTGGGCAACAGCTGGCAACTGTCTGCCAACTCTCTGTTCTGCATATTCTCGATTAGCCTTAGCACGATTGAAGTTAGCAAGAAGTACAGGATTATGTGGATCTTTCTGCAATGCTGTCTCTGCTGCAAAGAAATCAGCATCTGCAAGTCGCAAATTCTTCTGAAGTTCGTCCTTCTTGTATTCTTCTTCGGCAAGCTTCTGTGCTCTAGCAAGTTCCTGAGCATTCTCCATCTGCTTCTTCTGCATTGCTGTCTGAGCAATTACATCATAACCACTTCTATCTCCAGTAAGAATGTAATTCAAAGTAGCCATGTCAAAGCGTGGATCTGCCTTGAGATCTTGTAGACCAAGGGCAATATCATATTCATTCATCATTTGTATGTACCTCTCACTACAGCATACGGACCGAACATTCCTATTCCTTGCATTGCCTTAACATACTTGAGATATTCTTCTGCATCTGCTTCGTCATTCACTGGCGTACTATATGTATATCCAGGAATCTGTGCATATTCTGCACCTTCAGGCATCTCGATTGCTTCTTCGTAATCATATGAAGGTTCTTTCATCTGATTGTAGGCAACAAGACCACGAGCAAATGCACCAGACAAGTCCTTCATAGTATTGCCCCAAAGTTCGCCTTGCTGCTTCTGATAGTTAGAACGGATCTGTCCGCCACGTTCTGCATTCTGAATCATAGCCTGAATAGCAGAACCGTAATTTATTCTATTTCCATCGTAAATTGACATCATTTCCTCCCTTAGTAAAGGCCAGCCATGCCCATAGAATATTGCGTCTGAGCGTTCAAGCGATCTTGCTGAGCCTTCATTACGTCACTCATCTGAGCATCTTGATTAGCAAAGTAATCCTGAGCAAGGTTGCCTTGAAGTCCCATCTTATATTCTGTACCTTGACGAATGGCATTAAGTCTGTTCTGAGCATTACGGAGAGCGTCTTGATACTGAGTATAGGCAAATTGTCTATCCTGAGTATAGTCACTCATTGCTGTTCTGTACAGTTCATCAGACTTCTCACTAACTCCCTTTGCTATGTTAAGAGCAGCGCCAGTACCTCTGCCAAGTCCAGCGCCAGCAGCACTATGCTGGATCTGATTAGCAGTGTCGCCAATGATTCTGCTGTAATAGGGATTAATGAAGTCTTCTTTCGTCTTGTCATAGTTAAATCCTGGGTCAGTTGCTGCATAATCTTCAGGATTGTATTCAGCAAGAGCCTGCTTATATTCATTTACGTCATTCTGAGTACCAAGGCTGCCACGGTTAGCATAGTAATTCTCAATGTCGGAAATCACTTTGCTATATTCATTATCCGTGATCTGTCCTTGTCTCTTCAATTCAGCAGCGGCTTCCTTTCTTGCTTGGAGTTCTGCTTTCTGAGCCTCACCTTGCTTGTATGAGGAATAGATTGCTCCACCAAGTGAACCAGCTGCTGCAATACCTGCTGCTATCAAAGGAATCATCGTATTCTCCTTCTTTAATTCATAAATAGGTGTGTCAATTCCACTTCTGAAGGACAAGCACGCCAAAGGCAGTAACGCCTTTATCCAGCTTTGCATTCAGGATGGAATTCTTTACTTCAATGATAGTGCCATCTGAGCATGTAAGGAATCCATCATACACAGAAGGCAATTTCTCATTCTGATACACTGCACCAGAATATAGATTCACGAATAGGAGGTTCTTGACAACGGTGAACGAGCCTTTCTTGTCACCGTATTGCCCATACTGACCTTTAAGTGCCTCTATATTCTGGTTAGATTCGTCATAACGAATAACTTTAATGTCCATATCATTCCCTCTACATCAATGAGCAAGGTGACCATTTAATCTGAAGATTCTCAATAGCCAAAGGCACATTCTCAGTAGTTGATACTTCCAAAGTAAAGTATCTTCCCATACCGCAACCGAACAGTGTAGTATCATATTCGTACTGACCAATCTTTCCAAGGTATTCATCCTCGAAGTCACTGAACGTAGCGCCATCCCATGAATATCTGAATGATACTCTAGGATTCAACTCCAAGTCGTCATACTGGTCATTGAATGAATGCTGACCGTTATTGCATATCAGTCTGAGCATATCAATGTAGAATGGTTGGTCATTAGAAGTCAATACAGAACCGCGTCTCATCTTGTAAATGCATGTACCGTCATGTTCTGTATAGCAATTATCGTCCATATAGCAAAGAGCGTCTTTCGTACCAACATACTGTCTGCCATAAGCAAATGTAACGTGATTGTACTTCCAGTAAGTCAGGTAGTTCTTGCTGTCATACGATGCTCTGTAGTGCCATGCGTCTTCATTAATGTCATAGACAAATGTCTTCTGACTGTCTTCAAATGTAATGCTGTAGAATACGTGCTGATGTTCTTGCCAGATTGAACTGTAGGCGTTATCCAGATTCTTCAACTGAGTAATCTCACGTTCAATGTCCTGAGTTGATACTCGCTTGATAGTAGTGTCAGATATCATGAAGATACCGTTATCGCCAATATCAGAAGATCCCAACCAGAGTACAGAATTACCTAGCATAGCAAGTGAGTTTGGTGCTTTGATACCGATGTTACCTGCTGCGTTATCAGGTGAGGAGAACGGATTGTTCTTGTCATCATTATATGAGAATACTTGCCATGAACGTTCGCCAAATGTATAGAGCTTTGAACCGTTAGAGCAGAGGGCAATCGTATTATCAGGACACCATTCTGAGTAAGTAACGAATCCATACTTTGCATATTCTACTGTACCAATACGGAATACGTCATACTTCTCAGGCGTATCATCAGCAGTACCATCAATGAATTCTTGGTATGTTGGGTTGCTCAACTCACCGCTCTTATACTGTTCTTTCTGTTCATCTGTCAAGTTCATCCACCAGTTAATGAACTGTTCACGCTTAAGATAGAATGCTGGATCCTCTGAATCTTCAATTTCAAATGGATACTGATATGAAGTATAGAATGCATCTGTACCAGCGTCATTGACAATCAAGTAACCGTACAAGTAAGCAACATGAGTCGGATGAATCAATGTATTGGAATTTACTCTGTTAGGCAATGCGATAGTTCTGAAGTCCATTTGCTGGTCACCAACAGAAAGACCGGTATTGACTGCATATACATTTGAACCATCAACGATTACCAAATGTGGGTGAGCACTGCCATATCCACCAGTTTCTGTCATGTGACATTCTGTACCTACGGATGGAATTTCTGCAATGCGATGCACTCTATGTTCTTCTGTAATCAAGTAAAGGCTGTTGTCATACACAGCATAGAGAACTGGCTTATTATCCAATCCTCTTGATACTCGGTACATACCACGACACTTACCAGAGATGTCTGCTGCCTTTACTTCGCCTTGGACTGTTCTCATTACCATAGAACAAGAATGTTCATTGGCGTTCTGACGTTCAAGGAACATGTTCACCGATTCTCCAAGTCCGATCTTCACTATGTTGCTCTTCGTAATAGAACCAGCAATGTTCTCAACAAGTCTGCATTGAGATGCCATTTGTCCTCCTTAAAGATAAGTACCTGCTTGAAGTTCTGCTTGAGTCAATCGGTGACCATAACCGAAGTAATCTGAACGAGCAATCAATCTGTCTTCAGCCTTAGGCGTACGGACATTGTCTACCAATACTCTTACTTCATTCTCCAATCTGCTCATTTGAGCGTCATCCAATCTAGGGAACTGCAATGCAAGCTTATGAGCAAGGGCAACAATAAGCAATTCTACATAATTGTCAGGAATGAACAGTTCTGTATCAAGGTCAAAGTCAATACCTTCATTGTAGTGAATCTTCAGTTCATATCCAGTCATTCTGCTGATAACCGGCTTAATCTCGATGAGCCATTCACCTTCTGACTTCTGAGTATAAGTAAATACTCTTGAACCGCTTGAGTACTTATCAAAGTCACTTGCGGGTACAAATTCCAACTTAGCATGTAGTTCTTCTGATTCTGTCTGCAGATAAATGCTGTTGATTCTTGCTACATTTACGAGATGTACGTGCTGCATCTTATCATAGTCAGGTCGTTCGCTCAATGTATCAGATTCGTCATAGATATGAATCTTCTGACTATTCTGAACTACTATGTTGTTCTGCGTCCAGGCCAGCAAATTGTCATAATTGTACTTAGAGACAATGCCTTTCAATAGACGAAATCCGCTCTCAAGTACATCGCCTTGTGGTGCTTGACGGCGTGGTACAAGGTTAATTCTGCAGCACGCTTCTTTAATCATGGTTCTTGGTGAGATAGACATGAATTCTCCTTAAATATTTCTATACTTAATAATTAGGTTCCTTGCTTTCGTTTAGCCCACCATTCTTTAACTGCTTCTGACTGCTTTCTCTTTGTTTCTTCACTAAATATTCGCCCAGCTGCTAGTTCTGACAACCGTTGCTTTGTTTCTTCTGTATGCGTATGTCCAAAGAACGGATTATCACTGCCTGTACGTTTACCTTTCTGTGATTCTGAAATTTGCTTTCTGTGTTCTTCAGATAATTTATGTCCCTTTAACTTAGATGGCTTTCCTTTCTTTGCCTCAGACATCTTCATTCTGGTCTCGTCAGAGAAAGTTCTTCCTTTAAGCAATCCTTGACGCGATTTAGACATCTTAGCACGAGTTTCATCGGATAAATGCTTACCTTTATTAGCATCTGACAACTTTACTTTAAATTCATCAGATTGAAATACTTGTCTTGAAATTTCAACCGCTTCTTCATAGTCCTTGGCTATTGCTTCAGCTGTCTCAGGCGTAATATACTTCATGCCTTTACGTGCCATCAATCTAAATGCCAATGCCATTGATTGTCTGTAACCTTTCTTTGCAAGTAGATAGTAATAGTAATGTACAAGAAAGTGATCCGCCAATGAAAGGGAAATAAGATTGTCCTTATCATTATCTACTTCTTCACCTAATGCCTTTGAGAAAGATCTAGGAAATTTATGATGCAGATTACGGTGCTTTACTACCTTCTTATCATACTTCTCATTCTTTGCGAAGATATCTAATACTCTTTGCCATAAAGGGTTGTCAGTGTCAAATACTATACTAAAGTCGTGCTGCATTCTTTAACTCCTCACATGCTTTGTGGTTCAATGCGTTCCACTGTTCTATAGTATATCTATCTTTGAAGTACTTCTCGTAAATCTTATCGGTGTTACATATAAATGGCCTGTTCTCATAGATATCGCAACGATTCTCAGCTGTTAAATGAATACAGGCACAGTCACCCCTATCCAGCTCTGGAAAGATATTTCCGATGTATCTGCAGCAGTAAGCCTTGCATCCTGTACAGTCTAACGCCATTCTATCTCCTTTACAGATAATCGTGCCATGCTAAGTACTCCTCTGCAACTTTATCCATCTCTTTCTGACTCATCTTACCAGGAATAGGATCGGTATGATTCATAGCATATACAGCAAGTGCCACAGCATCACATAAGTCAGGCGAGTGGCCCAATACTTTCTTGACATCTTCCTTTGGTACCAGTGCTTGTAGTCCTCTGCCGTTAATCGTAACAGCTTGAGCAAGCATCTCTTCCTTAACGATGTCATTTACCCAGAATCCTTGCTTTACTGCCTTTGCCAGTTCCAGGTACATCTCTGTTCTAGCATTTGGATAAGTATTGAAGTCAAATGCTTTCTGAGCAAAGTTAATGCCTGTAATGTCTAGTCCTTTATCTTTCGCTACATCGCATGGTCCTTTGGAATATCCGCCAGTACCATCAGCGAACATATTCTGAATGTTGAACTTACCATGATATGTACTGATTGCGTCAACTATCTGGAATGTATCTGCTTCACGCATCTCCTTGTAGTCAACCATTCCGCACTTGTCAACGACAACGATCTCATTGAAGTCAGCACCAAGACCAGCCGCGTCATACCCAAGAAAGTATAGGCCAGAATTGTCGTCTCGCTTGAATGTAGGGAACTCACTTCGGAATATGATCTGAGAAGCAATATCTGTGTCAAAGATCTCACCAAGTACTTGCTGTCTGTAAATGTTCGTTCCTTCGCCGTAACGATCCTTTAACTTCTGTAGGAATTGCGGACCGACCAAGTCAACACTATCCAATACAGTAGCATGTACAACATTATTTGGATACTTCTTACACAATTTGCTGAACCAGTTCTCGACTCTACCAAGCACAGAAGGTGATGAGATAAGTCTGACCATTGGCTTGTATTTAGAACCACGCATACGGTCACAACAGTAGTTGTATATATCTTCGTTACAATAGGCTGCCTCGTCGATTGCTAGCAATGCAACTTCTGACATACCAAGCACTGCATTAGGGTTCTCAGCACTGAATCCATACAGCACAGAACCATTGCTGAACTTAATCTCTTTACCTCTATCCTTTACATAAGGATTGATACCAAGATATGAACAGAACGCAACGATCTCAGGCACAAGTACTTTCTCTAATGCACCAAATGACTGTGCTACGATAAGTCCTTTAATTCCTGGCTTATCAATGCATTGATGCACGATCCATATAGCAAGCGAACAGGTCTTACCGCAACCAACGCCAGTACATGCGATAGCAAGATCATCATTGTACCTATTAAAGATGAAGTCATTCTGCCATCTGGCAATTACTGGGTGGCCTTTATCTTCCCAAAGTCTGTAATTCATTAAATCACCTGATATGATAAGTTAATTGTCTTGCCTTCTTTATCAGATACAGTTGCAGTTACTTTACCTTTGTCTTCAGACCAATGATCCTTATCACGTCTGGAGAGAATACTCAATAGAGTACTTGCTGACTTTGCAGAACGTTCATCAACGAGTGACTTGGTTAGTGCATTTCGTACCAAAGCAGTTGTGTCATTATAGAGATCTTCCCATACACTCGGAATGTATGGTTCAATGACTGTTCCAACTGGTGAATTAAGACGGCAAATTCTATACCATTCTTCAGCATTAGAAGTTGAAATGACTCCCAATGATACTTCTCTCAACTTACGGCAGTCTCTATTAAGTACTGCACCATTCTTACTTTGGATCTCTTTCTCATCAGCGAACAGTTCAACGCCACCTTTGAGCAGATCCTTTGTCCATTCTAACAACGTCATACATCAACTCCTGAACGAATCTTAATCAATTTCGTTACAGTATCAAGGTCACGAACAAGAATGCTGAGCAATACCTTGACTTCAGCGAAATCCTGATGCAATGAACTGTCTTTGTAGTCAATCTTCTGTGTAACTTTCTTCATATTTACTCCTTCTATATGTAAATAAGTAGATATATCACAGACCATCAGTAGTTGAGATTACCTTACCAGTCTCTTTGTCATAGCATTTCGTGTTAGCAGATATGAGCCGTGCGCCTTTATTCTGTTCGTAAATGCACCAGATAGTCCAAAGTCGTTCTGCAATCAAGTCAGACATCTTATCTTTCCCGGGAATCTCTGCTATCTCCAAGACAGATTCTAGCCAATTTACATACATTTCAAAGAATGGAACGGAAATTACACAGATATTGTGAGGAAATATCACTTTATGCGTGTTGAACCATCTTGTAACTGACTGCATTTCAGGATACTTTGCCAGCATAGACTGTTCTACTTTCAGCAACAGATCCTTCTGTTCTGGGTAACAGGTATTCCATTGGTCAGCCATGTTCTCTTCAGAATGATGCAACGCATGTATGATTAGATTTGCTGGGTACGCAACACCAGGATTTAACTTATACATGAGATGACGCCTAGCCTGCATAATCTCAATTACATCATACTTGTGTTGCTTAGCGAATGTCAGTACATCTCTGAACTTGGCAATCATACCAATCTCAGGCTTGTCATTAAAGAACGTAATCGCATCATTAGGATAGCGAACGTCATTTCTATGTATCAGAAATTTATGGATGTTCATAGGTAACGTGGTAACTAGGTGTCATTTGGTCAGTGTATGCTTGTGGTGCTCCCTGTGTAGGTGGATATTCCTTCCAAGTACCAAAGGGCTGCTGTTGCTGTTCTAGGTATAAGATTCTGCTTTCTAACTCAGCGAGCTTTGTGGTCAATTCTGTATCAGTCATGCTGATTACTCCTTTCTCAGTATTTATATGCCCACTCTGTTCCTCGTGTTCCTTCTCTGTTCCTTTGACTGAGGAACACAAATTTGGGCTAAATTGACGTAATTTGATGTAATTTCACTAATTTATTGTCAGAAATTGTCTCTGTTCCTCTGTTCCTCAGTTATTCCTATTGCTAACTTAAGTAGTCCATAAATTATTTGACCAGTTAAATTAGACTGATGAAACCGAAGTTAGGAAATAGGAGGAACAGAGGAACAGAGTCAGAAATTGTCACTAAACTGCATAAATTGATGCAAATTACGTCAAATTTGACGATTTACCTGTTCCTGGGTCCGAGGAACACACGAGGAACAGGAGGAACAAGAGGAACAAATTTGACCTTTATTTAGTACTGACCCTGAGAAAGAATTAACTTTGCGAGCCCAACGAACGGCGAACTAATTGTTAAATTTATTTCGTTAATTGAACAAATTAGCAGTATTTATGAAGTTTGCAGAAATGTAAAGTTATAAATATTACACGAGATCCTGGAAATACACGTTAAGTTTACATTTACGCAGTGACTGTCTCTACTAGGATCTCCGACAGCTCACTGCATTTCTTTATTTGGGAGAATCCGATGGCTATTGATTTAAGCCAATTTGACAATACAAAGAATGGTACTATTGAAGTACTTCCTATCGAGACCACTCAATCAAATTTCGAAGAAGGTCCGAACAAAGCAAGTCTATCACTTAAGACTGATAAATTCCGAGACACTACCAAGCTGAATGAAATTGATAAGAAGATTCAGCAATACTTTCTGTTCAGTAAAGATGACAAGGATAATTCCGTATTCCTTCGTAATCCTGAGACAAATATTATCTGGAAGATTGAACAGACTGCTATTGGTAAGTTAAATGACCTTTGGTTGCAGTCAAATCTACCACATCTTGTACCAAATCTCATCAAGTTGATTAAGTCTCACATGTTCTATGGTGATGACTATATGACTTACTCAACAAATGAACAGCTCGGAACTTTACTAAATGCTAAGACATTGAATGAAATGCATAAGGAATTGAAGGCGTTCTTTCCGATTATTCTTCGTAAGCAAGCAGATAGAGTTGGTGCTTATGGCAGAAATTTCTCGGTAGTAACTGAGGACAAGATCAAGCATGATGTATGCGAAGATGGTAAGATTGTTCTCTCAGCAAATGGCAAATTGATTGACATCTATGAAGCACTTACAGATAATATCTTTGCTTTGAAGGATTCTTCTAACACTGTTGACACAACAGACATTAAGCCATACTCACTGTCTAAGGAAGACTATTCGTTCCATAAGTTGAACAGCATTGAGATGGTCAAGCCAGAAAGCGTATCATACATTACTCAATGGCTCCGTAACAGATTGACTGAAGATGAAATTGATGTACTTAAGGCATGGATCTATGGCGTATTTGATGACAAGAACAAAGGTCGTCAGATCATGTATCTTTATGACCCACATGGACACAGTGGTAAATCAACATTCTTGAATGCAGTATTTACTCCGTTGATTCGTCAAGATCTTGTCTATTCTATCACAAAGACAGATAACTCAATTGGTGGACGATTTGATGCTTATTCATACTATGATAAGCGATTGATGATCTGGGGTGACTGTAAGAACGCTAACTTCATCAAGACATCAACTCTTCACTCTCTTACTGGTTCTGATACAATCTCGGTTGAAGGTAAAGGATTGAGATCATTCAACTATAGACCGAACATCAAGATTATCATTGGTTCAAATATTGCTCCTAACATTGATACTTCTGCATTGCATGAAATCTCTCGTATCATACTTCTTAAGTGGAAGATGAACGATCAAGCTAAGGCAGAAATTACTACTAAGGACGAGAACGGCAACATCAAGAAGTTCAGTAACGGTACTGCAATCGTTCACGGTGACTCTACTCTTGAAGAACGATTGAGAAAGTCACTTCCAGAATTCTTGTATGAATGTAAGATCGCTTATGACAAGCTCTGCAAAGATGGCGCCACTGTTGATGCATCTAACATTGCTCAGAACACTATGGATATTGCTACTGACGATGAGACCTTCTATGATGACTTCTTTGATAGTTACTTTGTTAAGTCAGAAAGCGCATCGGACTTCGTATCTATTGAAGAAATTACTGCTAGCTGGGTTCAGTTCATTGATACGCCTGAACGAAAGGCAATCATCAATTCTCTTGGTATCAGCACAAGAATCAACGATGTTATTACTCACTTCACAAAGCAAGGCATGACAAAGAGTAAAGCGAGAGGACTTGTTGAGTCCAATCCTTCAAAGCAGAAACCTGTACTTAGATACATTCGTTCTTTGGCAGCACAGAATAACGAACGACTTGAGGATTTACATACAGCCGGTAATCACGAAGAAATCAATGATAATGATATGTCTTGGAGCGAGGAGGAATAATGGACTTAACAAACTTTCTTAAACCGATTAGTTCGTTCCACCCAGATTTGCCAACTAACTACAGATTTACGGGAACATCGCTAATTCATTCTATCGTAGTTGACAAGAGAACAACAAAGAACGGCGTAGAACTTTGGTTCGTCATTGAACATTTCTTGAATGAATACCGTGCTGTTGAGAGATGGTCACCAAAGTATTACAGCGGCGAGAATCAAATGCGTCTTTGCAGCATTCTTGCTAATGTGATTAAGGACAACGGTGGAGATCTGAATAACATTGATGTAAAGGATGAATCTAAGCCTGTCATCTATCTTATCGCAGAACTGGCAAAGATGATTGATGAAGGCAAAGAAATTAAAGTACCAATGCTAATTGAACCTGATGGACATTTCCGCAAGTTCATCTATTACCCTGAAGGAGTTACAAATGAACGATAAGAAATTTCTATTCAACTTCTCGAGAATGAACCTTACTGATAAGATTGCCACATACAACCAATACGAGAAGTACATGACACTTTCAATGAAGCATGTACTTCAGCGTATGATAGGACTTGAGACATTATACAGGAGAAACGAACAATGATCATCATTCTAAATTTGCGAAAGACAATCAACTGGTGCATAAAGACACATAACGATACTATGCTACGTGAAGTAATACTACAGGCACGCCGTGACGGATATCTCGAACGTGACATTGACGACTGTGTGAACGCTGCGCTTCAGCAAATGCATCGCAAGTAAACAAGAGAATAAATTTCTGTTGCGAATATTGCCAAAGTATAAATAATTTGTTATATTGTTATCGTTGGTAATTGAACGGGTGGTTACCTCAACGCTTAAATCATTTAACCCGACCAAAGGAATAAAGAATATGCCAATTAAGACAACATTTGATGAAATCATGACTAACGCCGAACAGTTCGGAGTATCTAAACCAAAGCTTGCTGAATATGAAGGTCTTGCTAAGGTTGTTAAGTTAGAGAAGCACAAGGGACAAAGTGGTAAGACTTCTATCAAGGTTACCCTCTCTGCAAATAGCTTGCTCACGTCAGTATTCCTCCCAACTGGTGATTACCTCAAGGATACAGTTCAGAAGTTGTTCTATCTCGCACTTAAGGGTGGAATGACAAATGAAGACTTGAAGAAGTTGACAAAGAAGATTTCAGAAGATGAAGATACCAATTCTGATGAAGAATTCGCAACAGAACTTGCTAACAAATTGTCTCGCAAGTTTGAGAATGGTACATTGAATTGGAATGTCTGGCTCGAACGTAAGAAAGAGAAGCCAGAAGATAAATTCTGCAATAACCGTGTCAAGTGGGACGGTGTTGCTCCTGAAGAGAATTAACCATTGCTAAATAACAGTGAGTGGATTAGGAATTTGCCATTTTCTCCTGGTCCACTCACTTCCACGAATTTGATAGTTGGGTAGTTGGTTTCTAGTTTCTATTTCCTTTATAAAGTTTCTCCAACTATCCAACCATCTAATTCGCATAATTACAATCTCCTGAGGTTCAGCCTGCGGCCGGCGATAACATCAATGGCCGCATTTCTTAACTTTAACAAGAGGTACATACTATGAGCAGAAAGAACAATCTTAATACAGAAATTGTTGACTATACATCTGTTGAGGAATTTCTAGATGAATTTACAGGCGATGATCCGATCCCACCTTGCTATTCTGTCTCACTTAAGGCAGTAAGGCATAAGTTCGGCGCTACAAAGCGATACACTAAGCAAAGTATCATAGATGCCGTGCAGACATACTATTCTGAGAAAGGCTGGAACCCCGCTGCTATTCGTAACATGAGAATGGCAATCTCTAACTGTTCTCGAGACAATAGTGGACGAGTAAGACACGGAACATTTAGTCCATCAGCAGAACACCGTGCTGCTATTAGTAGAGCAATGAAAGGTCGTCATTGGAAAGTTATAGATGGAAAGAGGGTGTATGATGGCCGTAAAGATTAAAGGATTTGATATTGCTGAAGGTCGAGAATTTAAGTTCTTCTTCATCGTAGATCCTGATTCCGGCGATTTCAGACAGTTAGCACGAGAACGTGTAAATATGAATGAGCCAGATCCTGACATTAATGAACTACGCTTCAGAACAGGAATTACAGACATCTATGGTATCGTTGACATGGGGAGTTGGAATAACTATTGGGACAATAGACATCAACTCATAGAACTGAATAAAGAATTAGCAAAGGATCCTGCTGTACTGAAGAGTATTGCTGACTATGAGAAAGATCAGAAAGCTTTCCAAATCTGGCAGGCAGCGCAGAAATGGTCCTTAAATTAGGCAAATTACGTCAGTTTATTACACTATTTGTGTAATATTCGTCTTAGAATCCTTTATTTCCCACGTACTGTATAATTGTCAAGTATATCAGCAAATGACGATAGAAAGTGTAATATTACTGAAATAATTCAGCAATTTGGGGTTGCCAACTACTGCGAAAGTTGTTAAATTTATTACGTAACAAATCAATAAGGAACTAACAATGAAGAAACTTCTTATCGCCATTCTCGCCGTCGCTGCTCTCACCCACGCAAATCAATGCGAAGACATCGCTGAACAGCGAATTGATGATCTGAAGAACTGCAAATTTACCTATAATGACGATAACCGTGTTGATTTCTACTGTAGCAATGGAAAGGTAGCATTAATTCATAAGAATGATAGTACAAGAGTTATAGGCGTTATTAACCAGTTAAATATGAATGAATCCGAGATAATAGTTGTCGGACGTAGTGGTTGCTTTATTTCAGCTGAGGACAAGTACGGCGTACGTGAGACTAAGTTTGAATCTATTGATGTTGAACCTAATTCAACATTAAATCTTTGGGGCTACTTCAAGCGCCATTTAGTGAGGTAATCTATGGGCAGAGGCGGATGGACATTAACTACTGAACAGAAAGAGGCTATCTCTGTCTTCATGAAAGGCATAAAGAGAGCACCTCCAACTTTCACACCTGAATCTAAGGCAGAGAAAGCAAGAAAGATTTCTGAAGCTAACAAGAAGCACTTCGCAAATATGACTCCAGAAGAACGTGAAGCATTTCGTGCTAAGAGGCGTCATCCGTATAAGATGACGAAAGAAGGCAGTCAGAAATTAGCTGTCTCTATCAATGAACGTAGAGCAGCAGGTAAATTGAATACTAACAATACTAACAATAGTAACAACACAACACAAAGAACACAGGAGACCAACTCTATGATGACAACAACTAACGAAGTATCCGCTTACATTGACCAGCTTAAGGCAAAGGCTCGTCTATTTGCAGCAACATTTGAGAAGCAACCGATTGAGAATCTTGTAAAGATTGACGCATTCCTCAGTATGATGCTCCCTGGAAATACCGCAGCAACAGCAAATGACGTTACTGCAGAAACTGTTCCGACAAAGCGTAAGTCTCGCCGCGGTGGAGGACTCACAAAGTATAAGGAACCGTTCGCTGCATACAAGTCTAATGGCGGTAAGTTGAAGTGGCATGAATGGTTGAAGTTCGCAAAGACTGGCGTATTCCCGTCTCCGATTGATCCTATGCCGCAGAGTCAGCAAGTAAATGTAAATCCATCTGAACTTATTTAAGGAGAACTAAGAATGAAAGAAAGGTAAGGTAATCAAATGCGAAGAATATCATACGAAGAAGCTAAAGAAATGGTGAAATATTCTAATGAACAAGCGCTAGAATGTGTAAAGTTAGATCTTAATGGTCTAATTGAAATAGAAGATGTAAATGAACTTGCATCAGCTATCAGAGAACGAATCATTAGAAATGCATATTGTGGTGACCGTGACTTTCTTTACCGCATTGAAGATGTAAACACCATAAAGCCTTCTGAAATTTCAGAAAGAGGACACTACTGGCTTGCCAGATTAGAAGAACGCATTGCAGATGTAATCTCTGGGAAAGCTAAGAAAGAATGGGATGAGCGGGAGAAAGATAACCACGCAGTTGACATAAGATTAGCAGCTAAAGAATATAAAGTCTAATAGATTTCACTTCAAATTAAGAAGACCCCTGTTGAGGATTGTGCCTCTCAGGGGTCTTTCTCGTATCTAATCTATAGTTACATATTCGGCAATACCGAAATCATCATTCTTTCTGCCATAGTGAAGTCCAGCAAGATGCTCAACTGCCCACTTGGCAACAGATGCCTTTCTCGGTGAGATTCCTGCTTTCATGAGCCCTTGATAGAACAACTCATCAGCAAGATTCTTACTCAATTTCTCACTGCCGTACGCACCGTCATGGCAGATTCCCGCAATATTGTAGAGCGGATTCTCATCATTCCAATCAGGCAAGTACCAACGGAAGATCTTAGGAACAGATAGACCATCAGTCATCGCTCCCTTGTCTACGGATATTCTGTGTACTTCATCAAAGAACGTAAAGTCAATCCATACTTTGTTCTTCAGGACATACAGTCCATTTACTTTCTCATAATTGCATGTATTAGACCAATTTAATATATGCACATCTGGCATAAATCCTCCTTCAATAGTGCCTCTAACGCTTTCTTACTGTTGAGCAATTTGGCATTCCCTGCAGAATCTACTTGGAAAGTATCACCAACGAGAATACATCCTTGAGAATCTTTCAAGGTATTCCCAGCATGTATACGGAATCCTCTCTCAGGACCAACAGTAGCGCCAGTAATGAGTGGTAATTCTCTCTTAAATTTCGGTGAGTAAGTCATCTCTAATCGGTAAGTACCTGCTCTAAGAATAAGAGGATCCAACGTATAACATTGGAACCTCTCATTGACATACAGCTTACCAAGATTTGGAAATTCCTTGCTATGCTGTATAAGTATCATTTACGCTCCTTCAATGATTCCCTCATTATATCATTCTGTTCCTTGAGCGCGACAGACAGATGCTCTACACTAAGATTCAACTTGACGAGTTCTCTATTCACGATAGCAAGCTGCTTATCTATTGAATCTAACTTATCTCTGTGTAGATCTACGACTCCCTGAAGATTCGAGATCTTGAAATCATGAGTAAGCAACTTGTCATGAATCTCCAGTGAGTCTTTGTCACGAGTTGCCTTTGTCTGTTCACGATCTTTCTCAATTCTACCGAAGCGGAACCATAAGTAAAGACCACCAAGACAGAGTACTACTATTGGCAATGTAGACGGTGACAATGCACCAACGATTTGAGTAACTATTCCTTCCATGATTAGTCCTCCTCATAGATGAACGTCATGCTGATGTTATGAATGCCATAGCCAGATGAGTAACCACCTTTGATACCAACGTATTTCATATCAAATCCTTCTCGGTTGTTGACCTTATTGAACATGAATGAGACAGTGTTGTTATACTGTCCTTGGGGATTCGTTGCAGAAGTATCTAAGGCAAGTAAGAACGAAACGTTGTGGTTCTGACCACTGTCATACGGAGTTGATGTGCTGTTATATCCTTGGTAAAGTGACGCATTCAGTGGAAGTACTGAAAGAGTAGTACGATCCGTTGAAGGATTGCATTCAAAGGAACCAATGATCTTGGTAGGATACTTACCGTTATGCACTGGACATTCTATCTGCCTGATGAGCTTGTCGTTCCCAGTGTCATTAGACATATCCCAATGCTTTGTCTCCATGAATACATCCTTAGGTGGTACTGGAGGATCGTCCCACATTACTTTCTGATTCTCCTTATTGATACGAAGTACCTTACCATAGTCAGACGCATTGAAGTTAGGAGCAACGTAGAACTTCTTACTTGCATCGTCATTCTGCAGTCTTGTTCCAGTATCAGAAGATACGATAGAAAGAGGCGAACGATCTACTGTTGGAGTAGGCTGACCTTGAGAATACTGTACCCAAGATACTTTACCATCGCCCGCACCAATGTTATTTCGCATTACTGATTTCTCTTCATCAGTAAATCCGCCCTGTTCAGGATTTGATTGATCTATATTAGAACAAAGCTTATTCATCTTCATGTGACATCTCCTTATATACACGGACTCTCTTTCCATTTACTTTAATGTAATGACAACCCATCATTACAGCGCTAATCTTTGATTTAGTATTGTCTGAAAGCTTTCTACCAGTTAGTGCTTTACTAATCTTCAATTTACATTCATCTAACATTGGACGAGAATTAGCGGTTCGTATTCTAGCTAAAGTCTCCTCAGAATAAATGCCGTGCTTTCCTTTATTCCAAGCAACTCTACCTTTCTGAGATTCTGAAATGTGCTTTCTTGCTTCTTCAGATAAATGATATCCTCTACGTTGAGACTTTCTATGTCTTGCACTGTAACTCATCTTTGCTCTAGATTCATCTGAATGCTTAAGACCAAGCACAGAACCATTAGTAACACGTGTGTAAGCAAAGATGTATCTTCTTCGCAAATCTTCATCATTGGTGCATAAAGTCATTAATTTATGAACTTTACAATGATCTTCATACGTTAATAGCACAAGATTATCATCGCTGTTATCTACTGGAAGATTGTTCTTCTTGAACCAGCATTTCGGAATGATATGATGATTATGACCTTTATCTGGAGGATTTAGTCGAGCAGCATTGATTACATTCATCATAGCAACAAAGTGTTGGTTGTAAGTGAAGCCACCTTGCTCAGGATTTGATTGGTCAATGTTGACACATACTTTATTCATTTGCATATTCATTTCTCCTTATACTGACAGTGCCTGTTCCATAGTGAAGCACTGCCAAATTTCGCCTGACACGTTGCAAGTTGCTTGATAAGCAGTAGATACATTAAGTAAAGCAGCGTTCCAAGGCGTGTATCTGCTTGCACTCTTAGTCATTGTACCTTCGGCTATGCGTGTACTTCTGTTATAGAAATAGACTTTGGAATTAGTAAAGTCAAATATGATACGATCTATAATATGCCAGTTAGAAAGTGTTATTTGCTTAGAGCTTACAGTTCCATCATATGCAATTAGATCATTAACCCACATATTTACGCAGTCTATGATTTGCGGGTCTCTTGATGTATAGTCAATTTCCACCCATCCATCATTCTGTCCGGCTGACAATCTGATTGCGCCATTCATTTCAGTACAAGCTACCTTTAATACAGCATAGTCGGTAACAGGAACGTCCGTTAATGGGAATACATACTGATATGTAGGCTGGTTCACACGTTTCGGAATAGTTATTTGCTGCAACGGATATTCAGCAATCTTGACTGGTGTTGGAATTATCTTCAGCCAGTCACCACCAACAGTAACAATGTCATTTCCAAATTTAATCATTTCATTTCTCCTTACTATCTATTGACTTTAAGAATGAATCCTGTATAGTTCGTTGGTTGAAGCAATTTGCCATTGACGGAAATCAGGCAGGTACCCAATGATGGTTCAACTTTATTCAATACTTCAATACGCGTAGTCGCAGATGCACTAGTTCCATTCGTATTGTCATGTACAGTAACAGTTGCTGTAAATGTACAAGAACCATCATGCACAAGTCGTTCATAGTCAAGCAAAGTCTCATTCTTTACGCAGATTTCCGGATATTGTCCATTTGTACAGTAGAATATGTCACTAAGATTGTATCCTAATTTACCTAGAATGGAATCGCCTAATGACCCAGAAATAGTAGTCGTGATATTGTGTGAGTATGATTCGGCTGTAACTTTAAATGAACCAATGTTCGTTCCGGCTGGTGAGTTCTCATACACAGTATATATGTTGACTAAATGCTTTATGACTGGCGCTTCGCCAACATCGGAAATGTTAATTGTCTGATTTGCTTCGCGATACTGTCCGTACTGGTCAGTTACTCTAGCCTTAATGATCCATGTAGGCTTAGTCTCATAGTTAAGTTGAGAACCATTGTCAACGATTAGCACATCACCGCTAACAGTAAATGGCGAACCAGATGTTACGATACTTGCAGTAACTGGCTGAGCTGCTGCATAATCCAATGCACCAACTTCTGTTCCATGAGGCCAAGGTGAACCATCTGACTGACACTCAGGAAATGAGAAAGTATGAGTGTACATACTTGGTCCAAGCACTGTAACTTGGAATAATTGCTTACCGACGCCTGCGGGATATGTAAGCACGCCATTGACAATACGATCTTCGTAATGATACTCAAGATTCTGACTATAGTCTGCTGTCGGCGGAAGAGACGATTTCCAATCCAGAATTGAACCGAAAGCAATGTCCCCTACAACTACTGGATATCTTCTACCGCCGTAATTATAGTAAAGAGTACCAGCATTTGAAGGTAACGCATCAATAGTGATAGTCATGCCGCTGTATGGCATCAAAGTATTTACATTTAGACCATAGTAAGTATTATCATAATTGAACTTGCTGAATCTAATAACAGAAGAACGATATGTCTGAGGATAGACAGGCACTGTAAATGTCTGCCCTGCAACATCATATGTTGAACCATGGTAAGTAACTGATACACCAAGTCTTCGAGGAATAGGATTCCCGTTCCGGTCAAATTCTGTTGACTCATTCATATAGTCATCAGGTTCAAATGTCAAGTTGCTGTCAAGTCTGACTGTATCACCGACAGATACTGGACTGTCATTGTACAGTAAAGTACCACCAGTAGGAATTTCTGTTACAGTAAGATTCTGTCTAACTTCCATTGGATACATTGAAGACGCCGCTAATTCATTTGCTGCATCAGGTTCCAAGTTAGTGAACATAGGAATGTTCATCTTCAACAAAGTTCCTTCTGCAGTCTGATTAGAACCGTATGTAATCTGAAATGGAGCTGCTATGCTTACATCACTTGAGATAGTGTCACTAGCCTCAATGAAGCAAGCATGATTGTCCAATTGTGCCTTAGTGTAGGTTCTCATTGAACCCATCAGATTCGTTCTTACAGAAATGATCTCAGCTGAACCAATGGCTCCAATTCTGAAGTCTTCACTGGTAAGCAACTTAGTAATGCTAGGAACCACCATTACTATGGCTTGATATTCTGTCATAAATTCTTTCTCCTTTCTTTCTATGCTGCAGCTAATGCCTCTTCAAAGGTCTCGCATTCAAATATCTTCATCTGTCCTATACTTACTGAACCGCCAGAACCAGCACCAATCTCACCAGAGAAATTCAGTGGGTTGAAGACTGTGTAATTTCCGTTCAGTATGTTGTCGCCGTTAATGTAACAGTTAATCGTTGCGGAATTTAGAGTAAAGATCAACTTATAGACATTGTCTGCAGATGCACTGTAGTTAGGCGCATAGTATACATTACCGGTAACTGCACCTTGTGAACCAGTAGACGGATTAGTGATTCCGTTCCAAGAAGATGCAGATGAACGGAAGATTGATGCATTGGCATATCCACCATAGTTCCTTGCGTTACCTAACCAAATGATCTTTGATGTATCCGCGGCAGATTTCAATGCAACATACGCATCAGCGTTACCTGTACTTGTTGATAAGTGGAATGTAATAGCAATGTAGTTCTTTGAACTTGAAAGTTGTCCAGTCGCGAACAAATTGGAACCTGAAGTATAGGTATTGTCATCTTCATAAATGACACTATACAGAGGTTCTTTATGTCCGCAGCCCCAGACATTTCCAAATTTCATCACCTTTCCATTGAACTTTAGCATCATTCCTCCTATACAGTAAATGTCAACCACGCATTAGCTGATGGACTTGCTGTATTGCTGTAGATTGGTGTACTTTCAATAGTATCACCTGTGTATCTATTAATAGTCACATTCCAAGTTCCTTCTGGCTGGAAGTACTCAAAGCAATGCCACATGAACTGAGTAAGTGCTGCGTTAGTCTCGAACCAGAATTCACAACCTTTACCCCACATAATGAACTGGTCATGTTCACCACATGCTGCTTCAATGTCAGATGCAGTTAATGTCTGAAGACCACCATCTTGAGTATAGAGATAGCCTTTCTTTACGATACTTGAAGATACAGTTGAACCGTTAATCTTGAATCCTTGAGCAGATACCTGAGATGAATGACCGTCATACCACATACACTTAACGACGTAACCATCAAAGGCTGGTGCTGCAGAATAGACAAGGGAAGAACCAAGATAAGCAGAACCTATCTTGGAACTTCCTACGTATAAGGAACCAATCTTGTTGTTACCAACTTGAATCATTATTCCCTCACTAAGTAAAGCACTGTTGCTACAGGTGATGCAGGCAATGCGTTAACTACTTGAATGTCCGTGATACCTGCAGTATTGAGATCATTCAAGTCAGGTATCATTCCGGTTACAGTATTTATTGCGGCAGTTACTTCTGTCTTAGTAGCGAGATTAGAGACATCAGGAATGTCTGCTTCAACTTCAGCTGTAGCAGTGGCGAGTTCTGCGTGAGTTACAACATCAGTTGGAATCTGTGCTGTTGCAGTAGCAAGATCATTCTGTGTAACGTAATCACCAGTTACTGCAATAGTAATTTCCGTTGAAGTCTCTGTAATTCCAATTCCAGTTCCACCAACCACTGGAAGTTCAGGAGTAATCATTGAAGATACCGTCTCAATCTCTTCCTGAATATCTGCAGTAACAGATTCCAATTCTGCTTGCTCTACGAAATCACCAGTTACTGCACCCTGAGCAGAAATAACGATCTCGCCATTTACTTCATTGATAGTAACATTATCTCCTGCTACCAATGGCAAAGTATCTGGCTTGTGCTTAATGTAAGACGGATCACCAGTTACTGTCTGAGTCCAATCGCTCTGTACTTGAGCAGGGATTGCTCCTGTTGCTTGGTCGAGCACATCTGCTGTAACTGCTTCGAGTTCATCATGTTCTACATAGTCGCCAGTAACCTGACCACCATCAGCAGAAATGACAATGTAATCACCAGATGCAGTGATATGCACATTCTCACCTTCAACGAGAGTCTTCTCTGAAGGCTTATTCTGAATGTATGAAGGATCCGAAGTATCCGATTCTGTCCAGTCACTCTGAACTTGAGCAGCCGGAATCATTGAAGTAACAGTATCAATTACATCACCGGTTACTGTCTCAATCTCTGTCTGAAGATTTGCTGTTGCTGTCGCAAGTTCTGATTGAGTAACTGCACCAGTAGCACCGTTATCAGCAGAGATAATGACTTCATTACCGCTCTTAGTGATATGAATATTCGTGCCTTCTACCAAGCTCAATTCTGTTGGCTTGTTCTGAA